CAGCCCATGGCCCATGGATGCACCGCCCAGGATTGCGGCGAAGTACCTGACCGCCAAGGCAGACCAGGGGCTGCTTCAGAGCTGGTGGAATACACAGATGGGCCGGCCCTTCCGGCCCCGGTCAGACAAGGCTCTCGCAGAGACGACCCTGCTGGCCCGCTGCGAGGCCTGGGACGCGGAGGTGCCGGACGGGGTGGCGATCATCACCGTGGGCGGCGACGTCCAGGATGACCGCATCGAGCTTGAGGTGGTCGGGTGGGGGCGGAACGAGGAGAGCTGGTCGATTGCCCATGAGGTGATCGAGGGCGACCCGGACCTGCAATCGACCTGGGATCTCGTCGACAAGTTCTTGGTGCGGCGCTGGAGCCGGGCCGACGGGCGGACCTTCGCGGCGTCCGCGGCCTGCATCGACAGCGGCGGGCATCACACACAGCGGGTCTACAGCTTCGCAAAGGCGCGGCTGGGGCGCCGAGTTTGGGCTATCAAGGGCGAGAGCGCCCAGGGCGGGCAGCGGTCGCCGGTGTGGCCGGCGAAGCGGCCCACGAGCAAGACGAAGGCGGCGTTCCGGCCGATCATCATCGGCGTGAACGCGGCCAAGGACGTAATCCGGGCGCGGCTCCACATCGAGAAGCCCGGGCCTGGCTACATGCATTTCCCGGCGGACCGGGACGTCAACTACTTCGCGCAGATGACCTCCGAGCGATCGGTGGTGAAGCAGGTGCGGGGGCAGCGGTTCCGGGTCTGGGAGCTGCCGCCGGGTCGGGCCAACGAGGCGCTCGACATTCGGGTTTATGCCTATGCCGCGCTCTGCGGGCTGTTCCACTTCGGGCTGAAGCTGAACCGCCTGGCGGATGACATCGGGACCGCGACCGAACCGGTGGTGGTCCCGGATAACGTCCCGCCGGCTGAGGTGATCCAGAGCGTCCAGGCAGCGCCAGTTCCTATCGCCCGCGTCTACCGGCCGGCCCTGCGCCGGGTCCGGTCATCCATGATGGATTGAGGAGGAAGCCATGAGCGACGCGCTGCCTTCTCTGATGACGCCGCAGGGCGAACTCGTGACGTGGCTGACCCGGCTCGACGGGCTGCTGAGCATCCAGGCCAACGGCCTCTCTCGGGTCCAGCATGGGGACCGGACCGTGCAGTACCAGTCGGCGGCCGACGTCGCGGTCGCGATCAAGGTCGCTCGCAAGGAAATCCAGAGACTGCAAGTTGCCCTCGGTCTTCTCCCCGCGCCGCGGACGGTCCGGCAGGTGACCTTCATCGCCGGCAAGGGTCTCTGATGGGCGTCCTGTCCCGCATCGGCGCCCGCCTCTTCGGCGCGCAGACCCACTGGCCGATCTTTGGCGGCAACGGGACGCAGGGGTTGGAGGCGGGCGCCGGCGCGCGTCGCCTTCGGAACTTCCGGCCCGGTCCATCGCACGTCAACACGCTGATCGCGGGCGCCGGCAAGACTGTCACGGAGCGCGCCCGCTGGCTGGTGCGGAACAACGAGTATGCGATCAACGCCGTCGACTGGTGGCGGAGCGCGATCGTCGGTCCGGGCATCACGCCTTCCTGGGGTGTGGAAGATCAGGCCTTGAAGAAGGCTCTGCGCTCGGCCTGGGACGACTGGACTGACGAGGCGGACGCCGAGGGGCTGACCGACTTTTACGGCCTGATGCGCCGCGGCGCGGGCGAAGCGTTCATCACGGGGGAGGTCTTCTTCCGCCTCCGCTACCGCCGCCCGGAAGATGGGCTGACGGTCCCGCTCCAGCTGCAGATGATGCCCTCCGAGATGCTGGACGCGAACGACAACCGCGTCCTGCCCAGCGGTAACGTGGTCCGCCAGGGCGTGGAGTTCGACTTGATCGGCCAGCGCGTCGCCTATCACTTCTGGCGGGCTCATCCGGCGGATAGCACGGAGCAAACCGGCCTCTCAGGGCAGAAGACCCGTGTCCCGGCGAACGAGGTCATCCACCTCTTCGATCCGGTCGAGGCTGGGCAAATCCGTGGCCTGTCGCGCTTCTCGAACGTGGTGGTGAAGCTCTTCACGCTGGACCAGTACGACGACGCCGAGCTTGAGCGGAAGAAGACGGCAGCCCTGTTCGCAGGCTTCATCCGGCGCCCCGCCGAGCTCGACCCGGAGGAGACCATCGTTGGCAGCGCTCTGCCCGCGGGAGCCGGAGAGCTTGCGGCTAACTACGCGGTGGATGATGTCGCCGTGGCCGGCCTGGAACCGGGCACGATGCAAATGCTCAATCCCGGCGAGGAAGTGGCTTTCAGCACGCCGGCAGATGTCGGCGGCAACTACGAGGCCTTCCAGTACCGGGCGCTCCTGCGCATCGCAGTCGGGTTGGGAGTGCCCTACCACGGGCTCACCGGCGATATGACCAAGGGGAACTACGGCAACACGCGCGCCTCCTCGCTCGATGCCAAGCGGCGCACCGAGGCCTTCCAGTGGTCCGTGGTGATCTTCGGTTTCTGCCGCCGGGTGGCGCAGGCATGGACCGTCCAAGCCGCACTGGCCGGGGCGGTGCCGGGCATGTCTCGCGACGCCTTCCTGCGTAACCCCAAGGCCTTCAGCAAGATCCGCTGGATGCCGCCGCCCTGGGGATGGGTGGACCCGAAGAAGGATGTCGAGGCGGACGCGCTGGCCGTGGAGAAGGGCTTCAAGGCCCGGTCCGAGGTCATGGAGGCGAACGGCTACGACGCCGAGGAAACCGATCGCCGGCGGGCAGAGGACAAGGCCCGCGAGGATCGGCTGGGACTGGCACCTGCGGCCGCTCCGGCAGCATCCCAGGCGCCCGCGGCGCCACCCGGGGGCGATGACGCGGATCCAGCCAAGCCGGCAGGAACCGAGGAGTAGCCAATGCCACATCTACCGCATGTGGCGGCGCGCCTCTTCGGCACGCCGCTGATGGTGCATGAAGGAAAGCTCAGGGCGATCCTGGGCGGGCTCGGCCCGCGGCTCGGGGTTCAGCCCAAGGCTTTCGACGAAGACGACTACGATCTGCCGCGGCCAGCCCGCCGGCCCTACGCGGTCACGCCCAGTGGCATCGCCCTGGTTCCGGTGGTCGGCATCCTCGCGAACCGCGCCGGGCGGATCGATGCCTCCAGCTCGCCCATGCGTGGGTACGAGGGGATTGTCTCCGACGTGCGCACCGCCCTGGCGGATCAGTCCGTCCGCGGCATCGTCTTCGACATGGAGACCCCCGGTGGCGAGGCGCTCGGGTGCTTCGACGCGGCGAAGGCCCTGGCGGCCATGCGCGGCCAGAAGCCCATCATCGCCTGCTCCAATGCCTACGCCTACTCCGCCGGCTACGCGATTGCCTCTGCAGCGGATGCGATTATCGTGCCGCAGTCCGGTGAGGTTGGTTCCATCGGCGTGGTGGCGGTTCATGTGGATCAGTCCGGCGCCGACGAGCAGGACGGGCTGGCCTTCGAGTACATCTTCCAGGGCGCCCACAAGGTGGACGGCCACCCCCATGCGCCGCTGAGCGACGACGCACGGACCGATATCCAGCGCCAGGTCGCCCACCTCTACGACCTCTTCGTCAATGGCGTGGCTGAGAACCGACGGATGGACGCGGGGAAGGTCCGCGCCACCGAGGCTCGCTGCCTGAACGCCGAAGAGGCCATCGCTGCCGGCATTGCTGACCAGATCGGGACCCTCAGCGACGCGATCGCTGAGGCCGAGCGGCGTGCTGATCAGAGGTCACCGACACGCGGCCGGATCGCCGCGCGCAACCCTTCCTCGAGAGGAAGCCGTATGACTGACTACTAAACGGCTGCGCGCTACGCCGCAGCCGCCAACGAGCAGGCCCTGGCCAGCGCGCGCACGGAGGCGGCAGCCGCCGCCACCCAGGCGGCACTCGCTGAGGCGGCTAGCATCATGGAGCTCTGCGCCCTCGCGGGCCGGCCGCAGGATGCGGCCGCGCATATTAAGGCCGGCAAGACCCGCGGCGAGGTGGCCGAGGCGCTCCTGCAGGCCAAGGCGGCCGAGCAAGCCGTCATTCCGACCAACACCGCCCACCCGGTGGGCGCCGAGGCTGCCGCGGATCCAAAGGACCCGCATGGCTGGAACGCATCCATCGCCCGCGTGTGCGGCGCGAAGAAGGGAGCCTGATCCATGGTCGCTGTTCCTTATGGCCGGGGTCCCGGCCACTTCATCGCCGGCGAGGCGAACTTCTGGCGCTCGCGCCAGCACGAGACGCTGATCGCGGGGCAGAACCTCGTGGCCGGAACCGTGCTGGGGCGCATCACGGCCAGCGGCAAGCTGACGCAGCACGCCGCCGGCGCCGCCGATGGCAGCCAGAACGCCATGGGCATTCTGTTCGAGGACACGGATGCCACCGCCGAAGACAAGCGCGTGGTCATCCTGGCCCGCGATTTCGAGGCCGATGGCCAGGCACTGACCTGGGCTGCCGGCATTTCCGCCCCCAACAAGGCCACCGCCATCGCCGCTCTGCTGGCGCTCGGCATCGTCGTGCGCTGAAGGAGCCCTGACACATGGCTGCCCTGGATATCCTCTCCAACCCGGTATTCAGCCCGATCGCCCTGACCCGGGCGATGCGGGTGATGCCCTATGTTCCCGGCTTCCTCGGAAGCCTGAACCTGTTCAGCGTGGATCGCATTCGTGACACCCGCGTCGCGCTGCGCCGCATCAACGGCAAGGTGACGCTGATCCCGACGACCGAGCGCGGCGGCGATCCGGTCATCGGCAGCGACGAGACCGGGGACGAGGTCTATCTGAAGACCCCGCGTCTCGCGAAGCGCCAGCGCAAGCAGGCCCACGCGCTGCAGAACCTGCGCAGCCTGGACGGCACCAACGAACTGATGACCGTGCAGGACGAGATCACCCGCATCCAGGCCAATCAGCGCCAGGATCTGGAGCTGACCATGGAGTATCACCGGATGGGGGCCATTACTGGCCGCCTCCTGGATGCCGATGGCACGCGGGTGCTGGCGAACTTCTACTCGCTGTTCGGTATCTCCGAGCCTGCGCTGATTGACATGCGGCTCGATGAGCCGGACGCCGACATTCGCGGCATCGTCACCGGCATCGTCCGCACCATGCGCACGCAGGGCAAAGGCGCGGTGACCATCCAGTCCCGCATCATGGCTCTGTGCGGCGACAACTTCTGGGACGCGCTCATCGGCCATAAGCAGGTGAACGAGACCTATCGGGCGCAGGAAGGCGCGCGCCTCCGGGAGGGCGTGGCCTACGGCACGCTCGACTTCGGCGGCGTGACCTGGGTGAACTACCGCGGCACGGATGACGGCACGACGGTGTCGATCAACACCGACCAGGCCCGGTTCTTCCCGACCAACGCTCCGGACGTGTTCGGCGTCGCTTTCTCCCCCTTCGAGGGCGAGGACTTCGTGAACACCCCGGGCGAGGACGTCTATTCCATCGTCGTCCGCGACATGGAGCGGGGGTTCTGGTTCCAGCCGGAGATCTACTCCTACCCGCTGCACTTCTGCCGGATGCCGGAGCTGCTGCTCCGTGCGAAGAAGTTCTGACCCAGGCGGGGCGTTGACCGTGATCGACTTTGACGCGCTGCTCAACGCCCCGATCTACGATACCTTTGCCGAGCCGGTGACCTATGCCCGGCCCGACGAGCCGCCCTTCCAGGTGCGGGGCGTCTTCAATCACAAGCACCTGCCGATCGACTTCGGCGACGGTGCGGCCATGTCGGCCGAGCAGGTCAACATCCGGGTCCGGCTGTCCGACTTTCCGCCGCTGGTCACGCCAGGGCAGGGGGATCGGCTGCAGGTCCGGGGCGCGACCTGGTTCGTCCAGGACGTGCAGAACCAGGGTGAGGGGGAGGCGATGCTGATCCTCTCCGCCCGCTCCCCGGTCGACGGCTGACCCATGCCGCTCCCCGTAAGGGCTTCCGTGCGCGAGGCGGCGCTCGCGCTGCTGCGCGAGCAGGTGCCGCAGGTGGAGGGCCGGGTCCACTTGGACCGCGACCAGCCGGTTATGGTCGGGGCTGAGCGCAGGAGCTTGCCCGCGCTGCTGGTCTACACCCCGAGGGAACGGAAGGTGGCGACCGGCAACCTGGGTCCGCCCAGCTTCGACACGACGGTGACATTGCAGATCATCGTCCGTGCATCCGGGAAGCGCGAAAGCAACGTTCGATCGCAGCTTGATGAGATATGTGGCGCCGTTGAGGCGGGCCTGCTCGAAGACCCGAACTTTGTCTCCAGCCTGTCCTCCGTCGGCTCCATTGAGACGACGGAGGGTATCCGCTCCGAGGGTGACCTGATCGTCGGCGAGGCCGTCATCTCCATCGACGTCACCTGGGGCGAGGACTTCCAGCCCCGGCTACCGCACTTCTTCACCGGCGCTGACGTGCGGGTCGACGCGATCGACCCCGCTGACCCCGTGGGTGCCTACGAGGCGCCCGAGCCCTGGCCCCAGCCGGAGCCCCCACCCCGCAAGACCGGCCCCGACGGCCGCGCCGAGTGGGAAGGCCCCATCAACACGCCCGTCACCTAAGGAGGGCCGCATGGCCGTCGGATTTTCATCGATCCCCGCAGACTTGCGGATCCCGCTCTTCTGGGCGGAGTTCGACAACTCGCAGGCCGGCTACGGCAGCGGGGTCAAGCGCACCCTGATCATCGGCCAGACGGTCACGCCGCTGTCCGCCGCCATGACCTGGCCGCGCCTGGTCACCACCTATGAGGAAGCCGCCGGCCTCTTCGGGCTGGGCAGCATGCTCGCCAACATGGTGAAGGCGTACCGGGTCAACGACACCTTCGGCGAACTGTGGGTCTATCCCTTCGCCGATGTGACCGCCGGCGCCGCAGCGACCGGCACCATCACCGCCTCGGGCACGGCCACGGCTGCCGGCACCCTGGCGCTCTATGTTGCCGGCACGCTGGTCCCTGTGGGCATCACGGCCGGCATGACCGCGGCCCAAACCGCTACAGCCATCGCGACCGCCATCAACGCCAACACGACCCTGCCGGTGACCGCCTCGGCCGCCACGGCCGTCGTGACCGTCACGGCCCGCCACAAGGGCACGCTCGGCAACGGCATCGACCTCCGCCTGAACTACCGCGGCGGCGCGGGCAGCGAGAGCCTGCCGGCAGGCATCGGCGCGGCGATCGCCGCCATGTCCGCCGGCACCACCGACCCCGACCTCGCGCCTCTTGGCGCCGCCCTGGGTGACGAGGAGTTCGACTTCGTCGTTTCACCCTACACCACCACCGGCCAACTCGACGCGATGCGCGACATTATGGGCGACACTGCCGGCCGCTGGTCCTGGCAGCGCCAGGCCTATGGCCACGTCTTCTCTATGAAGGCAGGCGACGCCGCGGCGCTGCAGGCCTTTGGCGCGGCCAGGAACGACCAGCACGCTACGATCCTGGGCGTGGATGGCAGCCCCACCCCGCCCTACGAGTGGGCCGCCGCCTATGCCGGCGCCGCCGCGGTCTCGCTGCGCGCGGACCCGGCGCGGCCGCTCCAAACCGTCCCCATACGCGGGGTGCTGGCGCCGGACATCAGCAAGCGGTTCCCCCGCACCACGCAGCAGACCCTGCTCTCCTCCGGCGTGGCGCTTGCTGACTTTGCCCGGGACGGCAGCGCCATGATCCTGCGCGCGGTCACCACCTACCAGCGGAACAAGTGGGGCCAGGCGGACCTCTCCTACCTCGACACCGAGGTGCTCTACATCGCCATGGAGGTGATCCGCCGGCTGCGCTCGCTCGTCACCCAGAAGTTCGCGCGCTCCAAGCTGGCGAATGACGGCACGCGCTTCGGCGCCGGGCAGCCGATCGTCACGCCCAAGATCATCAAGGCCGAGCTGGTGGCGCAGTACGCCATCATGGAGGAGGAGGGGCTGGTCGAGAACGCCCAGGCCTTCGCCGCAGCCACCATCGTGGAGCGCAGCACGACGGACGTCTCGCGCGTGAACGTCCTCTACGCGCCCGACTTCATCAACGGCCTGCGGGTGCTGGCCGCCCTCGCCCAGTTCAGGAGCTGACCCATGGCCAACAAGCGAGTAGCCGGCACCTGCTACGTCTACCAGGACGGGCGGCAGGTCAGCCTCGGCGGGACCTTCAACATCGGCCCGAGTACCGTGAACCGCGAGAGCGTGTCCGGGTTGTCGGGGCGCGTCGGCGTCAAGGAGACCTGGGTCTCCTCCTACATGGAGGCCGAGATCATCAAGACCCCTGATCTGCGTCTGACGGACATCGAGAAGATCACGGACGCGACCATTACGGCCGAGTTGGCAGATGGCACGACCGCGGTGCTCTACAACGCATGTCAGGTGGGCGAGCTCGAGTACTCCGCCGCTGATGGCACGGTCACCGTCCGCTGGGACGGCAACATGATGGAGATCTGAGCGTGACCGATCGCGTCAAGCTGGCCCTCTCCGCGCCGATCACCGCGCACGGCAATCAGGTCTCCGAACTCAGCTTCCGTCCGATGACCGGCAAGGATCTCCGCATCTGCGGGTTCCCGGTCAAGGGCGACAGCATCGACGCGGCGGTGGTGCATCGCCTCATCGCGACCCTCGCCGAGGTGCCGCCGTCCTCCATTGATGAGCTATCTGCGGCCGACTGGACCGCGGCGTTCAACGTGGTGCAGGATTTTTTGGTGGCGCCGACATCCGGGAGGTAGGGGAACTCTACTTCGACCTTGGCGCCTGGTGGGGCGACATCGAGCACGTCATGCGCCTGACGGTGCCGGAAATGCTGCTCTACTTGGAGCAAGCGCACCGGATCCAGAAGGCACGGTCGCAGGGATAGCGCGGCCCTGTGATGCCGCTGTCGCGAGCGAGAAGATCCGGGCGGAGGTGACCGATGGCCGTTGACGAGCAATTCCGGGCCGTCATTTCGGTCGATGACCGGACAGCCGCGCCCATCCGCCGCATTCAACAGAACCTCTCCCGGATCGGCGAGAACACCGGCCTGATCGGTCTGGGGCGTGTGGCCACCCGGCTGTCGATGTCCATGGGCGGTTTGGCCCGCGCCACGGCCTCCGTCGCGGCGCCTCTTGCCGTGGTGGGTGCCCTGGGGGCCGGCGCCGGTCTTGTGGCGCTGGTGCGGGCCACGGTCGACAGCGCAGGTGCCCTGACCGACCTTTCGGCGCAGCTTGGCTCCAGCGTGGAGAGCCTCCAGTCGCTGCAGTTCGCGGCCGGACAGGCCGGCGTCGGGCCGGAGCAACTGACGGGCAGCCTGGAGCGCCTGCAGCGCGGCATGCGCGATGCCTCCATCGGCGGCAACAAGAACCTCCTTGCCCTCTTCCGCCGCATGCGGATCCCGCTGCGCGACGCCCGAGGGCAGCTCCGCGGCGCGGCGGAGGTGATGCCGCAACTGGCGGACGCGTTCGCCAAGACCACCAACCCGGCTGTCCGTACAGCCATGGCCTTCGCCCTCTTCGGGCGCGCCGGCGGACCGCTGATCGCAATGCTGTCGCAGGGTGGCGACGCTCTGAAAGAACAGCAGGAGCGTTGGCGCGAGCTCGACGGCAGCATCACGGAAGCCAACAAGGGCGCCCTCGATGAGGTTGGCGACCGGCTTGGCGAAGTGGGCACAGCCCTCGTCGGCGTGCGCAACGCCATCGTCGTGCGCCTGGCTCCCGCCCTTGGCCCTCTACTGGAGCGGATGGCGATCTGGATTGCGGCCAACAAGGAACTGATCGCGACCAAGGTCGAGGCCTGGTTCCTGCGCGTCGTTGGCGCGATCGAGCGGTTCGACCTGGAAGCTGCGATCACCAAGGTCGACGGCTTCCTCACCAAGGTCAACACGACAGTCGAGGCCATGGGAGGCTGGGAGCGGGTCATCAAGCTGGTGGGTGTCGCCCTTGGCGCATCGCTCATTGCCCCGCTCGTCACTCTAACGGCATCTGTGGCGGGCCTTTTCAAGCTGGTGCCGCCAGCTTGGCTCCTGGCGCTCCTTCGTGTTGCAGCGGCGCCGGGAGCGATTATCGGCGCCGTCGGTGCGCTCGGCACGCTCGGGACGCAGCGCGACCAAACTGGCGAGCGACAGGGCGAGCAACGGGGCAACTGGAGGCAGCGCGGCGATCTCTCGGGCGGCTTCGGCCCGCGTCCGGAAGACCCCGGCGACGAACCCGCTCAGCCCCGTGTCCCGCGCGTGCCGCGCCCCGCGGCCCCGGGGACACCCTTCAACCCGTTGGCTGACCCGACCACCGGACGGCCGCTCTTTCGCCTGCAGTCCTTCCGCCCTGGCAGTACAGAAAGTGACGAGATGCCCGCCCGGCGCCCGCTCTTCCGGCCCCAGAGCGACGGCGCTGGCGAGACGCTGAACGGCCGCCGCCCGTCCATCTGGGATCGGCCGTCCGCAACGCCGCAGCGCGGGGAGGTCGAGGTGAACGTGCGCTTCGAGAACGCACCGCCCGGCATGCGCGCCGAAGCGGAAACCCGCGGCGCCGTAGCCCGCACCCCGAACCTGAACGTCGGCTACGCGCGCATGGGCGTGGCCTGATGTCCGGCTTCCTTGGCTCCATCCTGCCAGGGCTGCCGACCGGCACCTGGCGCGACGGCCTGCGCCCGGCCTCCTTCCGCGGCGTGCCCTTCGAGGTGGACACGCACGAGCGGGAGGGTGGCCGACGCGTTGCCGAGCACGAGTTCCCGCTGCGGGACCAGGGGGTCGCCGAGGACCTCGGCCGCTCCCTCCGCAAGTTCGGCTTCGACGCCTTTGTCATCGGCGACGACTACATGGGCGCGCGGGATGCGCTGCTCACCGCCTGCGAGGACACGGCCGGTCCCGGCACGCTGATCCACCCCACCCTGGGCGAGTTCCAGGTGATCTGCTCCCGGGTGAGTGTCCGCGAGACCAAGAACGACGGCGGGCTCGCGGTCCTGTCGCTGACCTTTGTCGAAGCCGGCGCCTCTCCTTCGCTGGTCCAGCAGACCAGCACGCTGAGCCAGGTGCTCTCGACGGTCCGGCGGGTCATGAAGGTGGCCCGCTTCGCCTTCGCCATTTATCAGGTCTCCCGGGGCAACCTGGGCGGCTTTCTGGCCCGAGCTGGTCTGGGCCTGCTCGCCGACACCAGCCCCATCTTCTCGGGCCGCTTCCTGGGCCTCCCCGGGCTTGACCTGGTGGGCATCGGCATCTCCATCGCCGACTTGACCCGCGACGGAGGCCCTTTCGACGCCGAGGGCTACGCGGTTCGCGCCACGGCGCCGATCGAGGCTGTGGCAGACGCCGACCTTGTGGCAGCGGTGACGCCCGAGCAGGGCGAGGCCTTCACCTCCCGCGCGGACGGCGCGCGGGACCCTCGGGCCGATGCTGGCGCCGCCCTTCTGGCGCTTTGGTCGGCTGCGGCCATCCTTCCCGTTCCCGCCAATGAGGCGCGCGAGCACGAGGCGGTCCGGTTGGCCACGGACGAACTGCTCCGGCAGGCGGCGCTCGCCGGCGCGGTCCAAGCCTATGCGCTGGCAGAGTGGCCGCACGCGGATGCAGCCGTGCCGGTGCGGGATACCCTGCTGCAGGCGCTCGACACCGCGGCGGATCGGGCGGCGGATGCCGGCGATGACGACCTGTTTCGCGCGTGGCGGGCCTTGTCCGTCACCGTGGTCGACGACTTCCGCGAGCGCATCCAGCAGGCGCCCCGCCTGGTGCCCTACAGCATCGGTCGCGGCCTGCCGGCGCTGGCCCTGGCGCACCGGCTCTACCGCGACGCCGGCCGGGCCGACGAGCTGGCGGCCGTCACCGGCGTGGCCCATCCGGCCTTCCTGCCGGCCGAGGGCAAGAGGCTTGCGCCTTGAAGGAGGAGGTCGAGCTTCAGATCGCCTCGCGGATCTTCACTGGCTGGAAGGCTCTCCGCATCACGCGCGAGCTGGACCGCATGGCGTCCGACTTCGACCTGACCGCCGCCGGCCGCTGGCCAGGCCAGGGCGAGCCGATCATGCCCTTCATGCCGGTGGTGCTCCGCCTGGGCGGCGTGGTGGTGCTGACGGGCTTCGTGGACGTCGTGGCCCCCACGATCGAGGCCAAGCGCCACGACGTGCGGATCGCCGGCCGGAGCAAGACGGCCCAACTGATCGACTGCACCCCGGAACTGAAGGGCAGCGAGTTGCGTGGTGCCACGCTCGACGCGGCGGCCCGCGCACTGGCGGCGCCCTTCGGCGTCGCGGTACGCGCCGAGACGGAGATGGGCGAGCCGTTCAAGAGCGAGGCCATGCTGGACCATGGCGAGACGGCCTACGAGGCGATCGAGCGACTGGCGCGGCTGCGCAGCGTGCTGGCAACGGACGCGCCCGACGGCGCGCTCGTTCTGACGCGCACCGGCGAAGCCCGGGCGACCGACAGCCTTGTCGAAGGCGTGAACATCGAAGTCGGCAAGGTGGTGCTGGACGGCTCCAAGCGGTTCAGCCGCTACATCGTCCAGGCCCAGACGCCGCTGGCGGCATCCATGTCGAGTGACGGCGATGGCGACATCGAGGACGAGGACGAGGAGGAGCGCCCCAACGCCGGCGTGGCCGTGAGCGTGCTGGGCTCTGCCGACGATGCGGACGTGCCTCTCTACCGCCCGCGGATCGTCAAGGGCGAGGCAGCCATGACCCCGGCCCAGGCGCGCGAGCGGGCGGTCTGGGCGGCCAACACGGCCCGGGCCAAGGCCCTGCAGGCGAACATCACGGTAAAGGGCTGGCTGCAGAGCGACGGCAAGCCCTGGACCGTCAACACCCTCGTCCAGGTCAGCGCGCCGACGCTGCTGATGGAGGGCGAGATGCTGATCGCCGGCGTGACCTACAACATGGACGACCGGAGCGG